CAAATCAAGGACTCAAAGAAATGTATATAGAGAATAAAATAAAGACTTATAGATATTTAGCAGCACTAGATGAACGAACAACAGAAATATGTCAAAGTTTAGATGGTCAAGTTTTTTTAACTAAAGAAGCAACTGCTGGAGTGAATATGCCTCCGATGCACGTAAATTGTAGGAGCAGTATCGTTGGGTTGGTGGAATAATGCAATTCACAGAAGATAATATACCAATTTGTATAAAATGTAAAGAGCGAAAAGCATTAACATTACTTAATGGGATGTGGATTTGTGGACAATGCTTACACGAATATACTCAAAAACAAATTAAACTAAAGCAGAAGATGTTCTTAGAAGGATGATACATATCGACCCAGTTACAAGACAGAGAATTTCTTATCAAGAATGTTCTGGAGATTTACAATATGATTTAGTTGGCGGTAGTGCAATTAGTACTCAAGTAATACCAAAGATTGGATTAAGTCGTAGTGACCAAATAAACTTAGGAAGGTCTAATGAATTATTTGGAACAGAAGCTGGATTACTTGGACAAAAAGAACCGAATACATGTATCACTGGACAAAATACACAAACAACACAAAGAGTAAGAATAAGGAGAGTAGTAAATGGGAACAATTGAAATACCAAAAAAGAGAGAATATAATATTTTAATGACAACAGGAGAAGATTTTAATACTGGAATAATTGATGGATATCTTGATTGTTTAATTATAGACTCAGTAGATAAAGTATCTGTCACAGTTGAAAGTAGTTTAGGTTATTTGATTTTTCATAACTCACAACATAGTGGAGTAAATTATTATGCACCAAGAGCATTACTTCAAGGAGATATTTCTAAGTTAGCAGTACAAGACCAATTTGATAAATTTAAGCTAAACGAAGCGTTGAATATCCGGGTAAGTGGTCCGACAAACGCAGAAGTTAAAATTATCCTGAGAGTTTGTTAATATATATAGGCGAAATCAATCTATTTAAACTAAATTTTTCTTAAGTAAGTAGGTTATTTACATGGCAGACAAAAAAGAAGGACTAATGTTGGAATATTTTGTTCCAATTGAATCTAGTGCAAGCTTAGATGGAGATTTTACTATAAACGGAATAGCAATAAATGAAACAACTACATCAAACGGACATAAGTTTATTGGCGAAGAATTATCTAAAGCAGCTAATACTTTAATTGGTGTTCCATTACTTAAGGACCATGATAATTCTGTAGACTCAATCGTTGGAAAGGTTAATGGTGCACATTGGGATGAAGCACTTAGAAATATTCCATTCAAAGCAATAATTAAAGATGCAAAAGTTAAGCAATTAATCAAAGATGGATTACTTAACACAGTGTCAGTTGGAGCACATGTAAAACCAGAAGATGTCGAAGAGACGGATGATGGTTCAATTATCCCTCATAATATTCAATTCAAAGAATTAAGTGTGGTAGCAGTTCCAGCAGATGGTGGAGCGACTTTTAGTATGGCATTAAATAATGCATACAAATCATATTCAACTAAAGTTGATTCGATAAAAACTGAAAGGGGGGATAATATGACAGAAGAAGAAAAAAAGACTGAGACTAAAGTAACTACTGAAACTCCAGAAGCTGAGGAAGTAAAGCCAGAAGCAGAAGTAGCTAAAGTTAGTGACGAAGAAAAAGCTGTTGACGAAAAAATTGCAAAATTAAGAATCGCAGCTAAGAAAAAGCAACTAGCACTTATGGAAGCTGATGCTGATGAAGCAGAAGCACCAAAAGAAAAAGAAAAGGTAGAAGCTGAGGAAGAAGAGGTAGAAACTGAAGAGGAAGTCGAAGAAAATGGAAACTATAGTTTTAGAGAAGGAAATAAATCTATTGGAATTCAAAGAAAGTCATACGTATATGCATAATGACAACTACAGAAATTTTAACTAATCCATTGGGAGCACAAGTCGTGTTTGATGGTGGCGTTCCAAGAACGTTTACAGCAACAGCACGTGCAGTGATTTCAGGTGGACAATTTGTAAATACATCTGGAGCAAGTGGTGACGTAGGCTCTGAAGTTTCATCTTTCGCAGATGGAGACATTCAAGTTGTAGCAGCTATCGATGAAGATATTTGTAATGGCCTTGCATTAAATAATGCAGGTTCAAATGAATTGGTAACAATCGCAACAAGAGGTGCTTATTTATGTAGTGCTCACAAGATTGTATCTGGAGGTGCACTTGTTTCGCAGAATGGGTCTGGTGGAGTTCAAAATATTCTTAATACTGGTTCGGTAGCATTGACAACAATGGGACCAACACCAATAGGAAGATGTTTAACTACATCGGCATCTGGAACTAATCTATATTCTCTTATTAGTCTAAACTTGTAAAATGGCAATGACAAAATTAAACGAATATATTAGTACAGCTGACGGAACTGCAGGACAAGAATTAATTCCACAACTAATATTACCTAAGGTAATTGAGGAAGTAGAAAAGAATTTGATTCCTAGAGAGATGGCTTCGTTTGTAATTGGACCAGGTGAGTTTAAGGGAAGTACAATGTATATGGATCTCGAACAACCGGACACAATGGACGTTAGACAAGTTTCGGAAGGAGCAGAAGTTCCTCTTGATAACATTTCATTTGAGAGTGTTAGTTTTACACCAGTTAAATATGGTGTAGCAATTAGAATCACTCGAGAGATGATGGAAGATTCTCAGGTTGAGTTGCTTAATAGAAATATTCGAGCAGCAGGAAGACGATTTGCAGAGAACGAAACAAATTTAGTATTGGCACAATTAGATACAGCTAATGCAACCACAACAGGTGGTGCAGCAGTAACTATTGCTAATATTGCAGAGTCTATTTACGATGTAAGGTCTAATGACTATAAGCCTACAGATTATCTATTAGGAGAAGAGCAGTATTCTGATTTAATGAATATTGATACTTTCGTAGAAGCTGACAAAGCAGGTAATACTACTTTGATGGGCACTGGAAGAGTTGGTACAATATTTGGATTAAATGTTACGACATTTAGTGCAAATGCTGGAGCAAACGCAGTGGCTACAAGCGGATACATTTTTGATAGAGCGCAGGCTTACGCGATTGCAATTGCAAGAGATATTACGATGGAGAGTTTAATGTTACCTACATACGATATGGAAGGTGCAGTTTTAACTCAAAGAATCGCAGTAAAAGCTCTTAGAACAAAAGCAATCTCTAAGATTACTACAGCTTAAATTCAGAGAATTTAATAACACGCAGTTTTGGGAAATCTGCTGAAATCAAAAACCCCAAGCCGTAAGGCAGTATAAACCCAAAAGGGAGGATAAAAATGACAATAATAACAGATAACATAAAGAATGGATGTATTGACGGACTTGGAAGAGGAGCAACTGGAAGTCAAACAGGAACTGCAAGTTTGATATATGTAAGTGCAACACCAGACGAAGTACTAACAGGCCAATTAGGTTCGGATATTGCATACGATGTGAACGCAGGAGAATTATATATGTGTGAAGCTAAAGGAGGTTCTGAATGGATAAGATTAGGTTCAGTTCAATTATAAAATGGCAGCAGATTTAAGATTGATGTCGTTTACCAGCGGAACAACCACTGGAGACTTTACAGGAACACACGCAGCAAGTTATACTATTTTATGTGGAGTAAGCGGAACAGCAGCAATTCCTTTAAGATGTACAGCTGGAGGGCAACTACTTACAGGTAGTGTTGCATTAGCATAATGTTCGGAACGATTGGTAGTATTGCGAATTTTTTACAGACTAGTTTTAACAATATACCAACTGGATTAAGTGGAACGAATTTAGTCGCGGTAGTTGATATGAATAGACAGCACGTAGCTAATTATGTTGGAGAAGATATAGGTTCTAATGCTATAAGCGCAGAGTTCGAACCTCCAATAGTAAACTTATCTAAAGCAGATGCAATAGACTTTGTTCAAGCCCAAGCAGGTGGTGAGAAATTATCATTAGGAGAGCTAAGCGTAGAAGAAACAGGCGAAGGACAGAGTTCAGATTTCTGGAGAAAATTAGCAGATAGTCAACTTAACGAAATTGGTCATTTGACACAATTTGTAAAAAGTTTAAGTTAAACTGAAAGGAGGTTAATATGAAAGAAAAATTTGGAATAAAAGGAAAAGTAGAATATGAACTAAGAGATATAGATGGAAATCTAAAAGATTCTGGCACAATACCTAACACGATTACAGCTCTAATGGATGCTCATGTAGCAGACCAAATGAGTGATAGTACTGATAGTCAAATTGGATTTATTGCATTAGGAACAGGCACAGGACAAACAAGTGCAAGTACAGACTTAGCAACTTATTCAGCAGGTACATTTTTAGGATTATCTGGGACAGCACAGGGAACAGCAGGTGCAGATAATGATGTTGTATATAGCGGTTATTGGGGAGCAGGAGTAGGCACAGCAAGTATAACAGAAGCAGGATTATTTTTAACATCGGGAACTTCTCGAAGTACACTTATGACTTATAACGATGGTCTA